CCATATTCAGTGTATGCATATGAAGGTAGTAGTATATTCAGTGCATGGCAGCGTCGCCAACTAAACACCGGCGATACAAATATTGGAGCGTCAAGTCAAGCCACCATTAAAATGGAAGGCCCTAAAGATTCGTATACCGCTCTTGGCAAATATGTAGTAGTTGAAGGTTATAAAAATCTGGCGCTAAATCCAACCAAGCGACAATCAATTACAGTTAATGCGGGTGGAGCCCTTCAATTTAAACAGTCAGATCATGCAGTTGTATATAAAGCGGTTGCCTCAACTGCTAATACTCCAAATATGACATTTAGTGCCTTAATTAAATTTAATAAGGGCACCCAGGATATCCGAATATTGGATGGATATGATAACTTATTAGGCACAGGATTGAGAGTAACCTGTTCACTCGTAGATAATAGCGGAATACCATATTCAACCTTCTACGTACAAATTAATGGTACTTCATATCCTTTTGTAATTGGTGATTTGGAATACGATAAATGGTATTCATTAATTGTGCCAGTATCATCTCAATATGGGCAATTACAACTTAACCTATATTCATTTGGTCAGGATCCAGCAAATATCAAGAATTTTAATAGCCTAGTTAGCGTATACACAGGTTCAGCTAATCCTGGAAACTTTACATTTGTGACCGACCAAAATTGGGCACTACCATCCGCAAATTATTCAATTGCAAATATCCGATTGTTTAATACAATGGTTCAGCCAGAAGATCATGAATTTATAGTGAGTCAACTATTCATAAGAGATGAGTCTTTACTTGAACTAATTGATAATGCCAGACCTAGATTAAATGTACCATTCATTGCAATAAACAGATAACACATATATGTATAAAGATTTAACAAAAAGCTCACTATTTGATAACGTAAAATTAGGATTTGAATTTGAATTCTTTTCTCCAATTTTGCGTGCTGATTTAGCTGAGAAATTAACAACCATTTTAGGTAAAAAGGTAATTAGTACCAATGAATATGGTTCTGATATTCCAGTAAGCTATGATACTTTTAAAATTGAACCTGATTTTTCAGGTGGATTTAAAATGAATGAGCTTATTACTGGCGTAATGCCATATAATGAGGCAATCCATGTATTATACAAAGTCTTAAATTTCATTGATGAAAATGGATTTACTACTGAAAGAACTGGGTTACACATAAATATGTCATTAAATGAATTTGATCTTGGGCTAAATGAGCGGCTGCAAAATCTAAATGTGTTTAAGTATATTCTGGGTCTTAATGAAGAGAAGATATTTGAATTATGGCCATCCGCTAAATCCCGAATTCAAAAAATTTACAAGAATTCAGTTAGCAATATTTACCCTAAAACTAAATTCCTAGCTGAGACCTCAATTGACTATGCCCGACCAAACAGTCCACTTGATTTTTCATATCCTCAATCAAAGTATTTTGGTTTAAATTTTGAAAAGTTAAATGAAGGTTATTTAGAAGTTAGATATGCTGGCGGAACTGATTATCAACTAAAGCGAGCAAGTGCAACTGAATTAATTAATTACATTGCTGAATCTCTATATAATACTCTTCAAGTAAATCACACATATTCAATTGATGAACAAAAGAAAGTTTATGAAGTGATGAAAAAGCAGAGAGAAAATACCTTAGCTATTAAAACATATGAAAATTTCAAAAAGAATTTTCCAGAAATTGAATTATTCATTGACTTAAGAAACGATCCTAGAATTATTGAATCAAATTATCTAAATCTTCGTGAAAAACTATTTGACTTAATTACCTTTGGCAAAATCAAAAAAGGCCAAGTAAATTACGATACTCAAAATAAAAGGGTTCAGCTAAAAGAGTCTAAATTAGAAGAAGGATTCGGAATTCATGACATTGATATTATCAATTGCAAAATTGAAGCTGAAATTTCTAACTGTACTCTATATGGTTGCAAAGTTAGATCATCACATATCACTGAATGCAGAATCCTAACCAGTAATGATATTAGATATTGTCATTTAGATGACTGTTTATTTGAGAGAGGTTGTTATAATCGAATTGACTTAAGTTATATTAAGAGTTCGCCAGAAACAATTATCTATGCAGACTTAAATGAATGTATTGTTAGATCAGGAATTATTGCACTTGATTCAAAAGTTGATAATAAAACCGAAATTCTGTCAGGTAGTGCAAAAGGCAGTAAAAATCAAATAAAATAATGAATGGATCTGAAAGTTAATAAATAACTGAAATCCTTTAACCAACAATGGCAGTACAACTAAAAATCTCAAGTATTAAATCAATCAATGGTTCAAGTTTAAATACCATCATTGATTTGTCTAATTTCAACTTTAGCACAATTAAATCAGCAATTGACGAATTTTTAACCTCAATTAATTATTCTCAGCTTAATGGTGAAATCTCAGTTGATATTCAAGGAATCTCAACCAATTCAATCATTATCAGAAACGGTTTAACTGTATATGGAGCTCAACAGCAAAATGGCAGCTATCCTGAAGTAATAAAAATGTATCCAACTGGTGCAATTAATGCAAAGAATGTTGTAGTTGACGATGTGCTTGAAGGAAAGCGCCTTAGACTTAAGGTGTATGGAGTACTTCCACCAACTGCGGTTCCTGGAGAAATTGTTTATATTACTGCACAAAACGGAAGAGTTGAAGGTTTTTACGGATATTTACAATCAACTGGGTGGTGTTTACTTAGCTGTGGCGGTGGATCAGGCACTGGTACATGTACAGCATCGGTTACTAGGTCAGTTACGCCAAATGTAATATCAGGAGATGGAGAATTGCTATCACCTGGCTTATTACCAATACCTGCACCAATTCCAACAACCTCGTATTTGTTATTTGTTAATGGTGCTCAAATAACTATTGGAGATGGTGATACTGGTGCCAGTGCATATTTTAGTAAAGACGGTGGAACTACTGCAACTATCTATGCTCAAGTTGATGTGACTGACGAATTATATTGGAATACAACTACTGCTGGATATGGATTAGACGGTGGAGATTTTGTTACCCTAATGTATTCAACAGTTGATACCAATTGCGCTGGAGCAAATGGCACTATTTGTATAACTAATATCTTAACTGCTGGCAATACTGAATCAGTATTTCCACAGCTCGGAGTTGATTTTATCTTGGAGAATCCGGCTGCGACTAGTTGTCCAATTACTGTTTGTACTTTACCAATTCCAACAATTGAACCGGAGGGAATTGATTTACCATATGGATATTTTTTAACTAATTCAGTTCTGGCGTTTGATATTTCTACCGGATGTTCAGGTTGCGCAATTATTGGATTTGGATTACCTCAAACAATGGATGAAACTGAATTTGATTCAGTTAGAATCTTTAAAGATATTAGTGGAGTTTACACAGATGTTACTATTTTAACTGGGCCGTATGCACCAAATTATTCAACTCGTACAATTTACGCAGAGGTATGTAGCTTTAGCGAATTTTATTTAGTACCAGTAGACTCAGCAATACCAACTACGACTACTACAACGGCTGCTCCAACTACAACCACTACTGCTGCTCCAACTACGACTACTACAACGGCTGCTCCAACTACGACTACGACAACGGCTGCTGCGACTACAAGTACAACAACCGCAGGCGGAACTACCACTACAACAACTGCAGCTCCTACAACTAGTACGACAACAGCAAGTGGAGGAACTACTACGACTACTACTGCGGCTCCAACGACTAGTACAACAACTGCTGCTCCTGTCTTAATATATAGAAGTCAAAATTGTGATACGCTAGCCGTATTAAATCTTGACTTTACTACATTATTAGGTATGACACCGCTTGACGGAAAGGTTTATTACCTAAATTTTGTTGGCGGCATTTCAGATGGTTGTTATACAATAATATCAAGTACATATGGAACTCCTGATCGTATTGTAAATACTGCAAGTTCAGTAATACCAGATTGTGCAACTTGCCTAAGTTCAATACTAACTACCACTACAACAACTGCGGCTCCTACAACTAGTACAACAACCGCAGGTGGAGGAACTACTACTACTACAACAATTAACTGTGATGGATTTATTGCAACTATTAATGGAGCAGGTCCATTTGATAT